CGACACGGTGCCCGCCTGGCCGACAGTGGATGCCGCGAACAGACGGTCAGCATCGCCGCTGTCACCGATGTTGATCGTCAGCGTCGGCGTGCCGTTGGTATCCATGTCGGTGGCTTCCAGCACCGCGAACACGATGCGGGCGCCCGCCGGCAGATCGAAGAAGTTCATGGTGTCGGACGTTGACGGAGCCGCCGCACAAACGACCTCGGCATAGGCAACCTTGATGTTGCCAGCGAGACCGTGACTGAGCGCCGGGCCGCTGTTCGCCACGACGGAGCTGTTGTAAGTAGCCAATTTATAATTCCTTTCGGTTGCCCAAAAGCGAAGGGCGGCCCAAAGACCGCCCCCGCTCGTTGTTGGTTATTTCCGCTTTCCCTTGGGCTTGGCCTTCGGTGCGGGTTTTGCCTTGGGCTTGAGCCCCAACGCGGCCTGCGTGACAGGATCGTCAGGGTGGCCCGAGCCGATGCTGCCCATTAGCTGTCAGCCGCCGCAGCAAACAGGCACGTCACCATGCCCTGCTGGACACCGTTGAACGCCAGTTTCTTGACGCCAAGTAGCTCTTCGATCGCGACGCCGGGACGGAAACCGTAGTCCTTGACGTTATCCGTCTTGGGCTGCGGCTCCTGGCCCCATGCAACGCCGACCGCTTGTGCTCCACAAAGGAACACCGGCCGAACGTCCGCCGACGAAGCGCCGGTTGCGTCGAGCGTGTAGGCATTGCCGCCGTTCTTGGCGATCACGTCGATTTCCGGCACTTCGCGGTGGATGATGCCGTCATAGATCAGATCGCCGTCCTGGAAGAGCGGGTTGTCGGCAACGTCGCGGGGCCGCGCATCGCGGTTGGCCTGCGTCATCGTCGAATCCGCCTTCAGGTCGCGGAAGGTGCGGGAGCCGTGGAACGCCACGAAATACTCCTGCCCGATCTTCGACTTGAACGGACGGATGTGCGGGTCGGCGGTCTTGGCGATACGTTTGCCAAGACTCATCGACGCGGCGGTGCACTTGTCGTTGGTCGTGTCGAGGTTGCCGAGCATGGTCGCCCAGGTCGCCGAATAGTTCGACACGGCAACGCCCGCGAGGATGCGATCCGAGTTGGCCGCCGCAAAGGCATTGCGGTTGGCCGCCGTCGAATCCGCGAGGTTGACCGTCGTATCGCCCGTGGTGACGACCGAAAGCATCGCCTTGATGACATCATCGCGAAGCTTCTCGGCTTCCCACGTCCGCAGCATGTCGCGAGCGGCATTGAGAAGGTCGATCTCGGTCTTGAAGCTGGTCGATTTCGGCACGCGGACGCCGTTGCGGCGCCAGTCAACCGAGATCGCGCAGTTGTAGTTGCCAAGCTCTTCCTCGTTGCCGTCAAGAACAGCCGAACCGGTAACGCCGTTCGACTTCAGGCGGGTGATGAGCGGAATGTTGATCGTCTTGCCGGCCTCTTCCTGAAGCTCGTACTTGGCAATGATGATCGAGTTGTTGGAACGGCCCATGTAGCCCGAAAAACCGGACTCACGGACATATTCAGCAAGATAATTGCTGATCCACTTCTGCTTTTCGGAAGCAGTCGCGAGGGTGACTTCAGCCATTGTTTATTTCCTGAAAATCTCGTCGAACGCCACTCCCGGCCCAACGGCCTGGTGCTGCATCCCTCCGGCGGAAGGTGCAGAGGCAATCGATCCGGTTGGTCGAACGACAGGTTGGGGTGATGGCGTTTCCGCCGGCTGAGCCTGCTGGGCCTGTTTCCAGGCGAGGTAGGCTTGAATTTCCTTGGGATCCTCGCCGATCTGCGAAAGCATCTGCTGCCGCTGATATTCGCTGACGAGAAAGCCGTAGGGATTCCGCTGGGAAATGAAGCTCTGGTACAGCGCCGGATTGCTCTGGAACGCTGTCGTCGCCCACTGCTTGGCCTGTTCCACCGTTTCGGCGCCGACCGATTGGGTGGTCAGCTCTTCGGAGAGGTTCAGGGTCGCATTGAGGACCGCCATGTTCATCTGCGAGGAAAGGTGGTTCTGAAAACCCTCCGGATCCTCGAAAATGTCGGGCGCTTGTTGCTGCGGCTGTTGCGGAACACGGAGGCGGTCGAGCTCGGCCTTGAGGGCTTTCACTTCGTCCCGCGTCTCGTGGAGAGCCTTCAGAGGCACCATGACGGGCTCTTCGACTTCCTTCTTGGCGAACTTGCCATCGGGTCCGCGCGGTCGTTCCGGCTTCTCCTCAGGCTCGCTCTGCTCCGGAACTTCAGCCGCTGGGGCTTCCGCTGCCGGTGCTTCAGGCGCAACTTCTTCCTTCGGCGGTTCCCCGCCGTCCAAAAACTCCAGTTCCATGTGGTTTCCCTCTCGGCTTTGCGGTGCCGTACCGATGCGCCCGAACAGCGGCGGCCTGATCGCCCGTTATTAAGCCCCGGCGGCGGGTCTCATCCCCATTTGAAAGCCGTCTCTCACGGCCTCCAGATGAGGTCGAATGGCTTCATTCTGTGTTTCGACGCCGAGCTTGTCGGTCTCGGCTTGCGTCTTGACCGTCTGGGCCTCTTTCAATGAGGCGGAAGCGGCCTTCTCGCGGATTTCCTGGGCAGCGGCCTGCAACTGTAGCTGCTGGCCCTGTCCGCCCTGCTGCGCCTGTTGCTCTTGTCGTTGTTTACGCTTCTCGATCAGCTTGGACTTGTCCGGAATCGAGGAAACCTCAAGCAGATCGTCGAACGGCACTTCCTGCGGGCCGTAGAGCTTCGCGAGTTCTGCCAGGGTCTGGAACTGCTCATCGGCCAGTGTCGCCATGTCGGGAACCGTGTCGAGGATGATATCCACGTCCAGTTCCTCGAGCCTGTTGTCGTAGCCGAGGATAGTTTGCCCGATCGTCGGCATTCCATCCGGTCCCTGGATGATCGCCGCCCCCATCTGCGGTTGATTGATCCCGATATATTGAGGCGCCCCGGTATCGTCGGTCACGCGGATGTAGTCAGGGGCTTTCCAGTATTGCTTGCAGCGGTTCCACATCGCCCGATAGGTTCGAAGCTCCCACGAATGGATGCCCTTGTAGACAATCGCATCCTCGGTAAGCCCGGCCTGCTGATCGACCTGCTTGGCCCGCCCGGAAAGGCTTCCGCCGTCCCTTGCGAGGATCGCCGGGTTCGGCCCCTGGCGGTCGAGCTCGTTCTCAGCCAATTGGAGAAGCTGGAATTGGCCGGCCCAAATGTCGTTTCTCGGCACGGGTTGCCAGCCAGGCGGAATTACACCATCTGGTCGCGCCGCTTCCGCCCTTACCTCATCCGCATCCGTCGCCAACGCCAATTGCCCCATGTCGTTGGGCTGAGCCTGCACCTGGCGATTGTTCGTCTCGTGCAGCAGCTTGGAACGGCGCTTGTTGAACTCATCCTGCGGGCTGCGAAGATCGCGCCCGATGCCGATGCGGTTGTTTTCGCGGTCCACATAGCAGGATTGGGCGATGATCGCGCAGTCGGGCTTGCCCTTTTCGTCGAGATACGGACTTGGCCCCGCCTCCAAGATCCCGCCGGCATGGAATAGACAGCGCATCCATCCCCGACTGTCCCGGTGGTAGATTTCGACCACCATCAACCGTCTGCGGCGAACGTCTACCCAATTGGCAACGCTGTCGCGCGGGCGGTCCTCAAACGTGTCCCCAAGCGGGATCGGAGCACCGGACGAAAGCGCGGCCTCCACTTCCTTGGCCTTGTCCGGATACATCGCCGCGAGCGTGTCGGCGTACATCCATTTCGCAACGCCCATGTAGCGGGCGTCCGAATAATCCTTGGCCCTCGATCGTGGATCGTAGAAGAACTCTTCCCAGCGGATTTGGGTCAGCTTGGGGCGGTTGTCGTCGTCAATCTCGACCAGAACCGCGCAGTGGCCGGGAACGAGATAATCGTATGCACATTCCAACCGAAGCTGGTGGAAGTCGTTCAGCTCGGAGGCGAAGCGTAGCGTCTTGGTGACAACATCCGCGGCGTCCTCGTCAACACCGGGATTGCGGCCATAGGCGCGGGGATCGCTCTGCCCCTGATCCAGAACTCCAAGCGTGCCGTTGATGCTCTTGCGGTAGCGGTTGAATACCGTGTCGGGCTGCTTGCGCTTCCTTAGGGTCTCCCGCTCGGCAGAGGTCAGCTGATAGCCGTGGTAATAATCGTCATCGACCTGCTGTTCACGCCGGTTGTCGGCGAGAAGATCGCGCGCCTCGGCGAACATCTTCTTGTAGTCGTCGAGCGAGGTTGTGGAGGTCTGGTCTTCAGCCATCCTACACCACCTTCCAGTCGTTGCTCTCGCGGCGCTTGCCCCACAGGTCGGGCGGGTTCTTGGAAACAACGGGAGCAATTTTGCGGGGAACGCGCCTCAATGCCTCCAGGGCGTATCTCAGC